GGGAGTGATGACCGCGCGAATTGGCGATTGGATCATCCGGGGCATCGCGGGAGAGTTCTATCCGTGTAAATCGGATATATTCGACGCCTCCTACTCTCCGTCGGTGGAAGTTAAATAATGACGAAAATCGCGCGCGTCTTCCCACGACGCACCTCGGCAACGCCAACCGACGAACTCGCGTTTATAAACGAACCTCCGGGAATGTTCCCGCCCGAGGTCGACGAAGTGCACGTGTCGGTCTCGTTCGGCTGGGACATCCAAACCGGAGAACGCCTCGCGAAAGAATGGAGACACATCGCTCCGGTCAAGATGGACGGACCGGCCTTGGGAACGAAAGGCGAAGCCTTTACTCCCGGTCTGTATCTCGGCGAAGGATATACGATCACGTCCCGAGGTTGCCCGAACCGCTGCTGGTTCTGCCGCGTTTGGAAAACCGACGGGGATATCCGCGAACTCCCGATTAAACCCGGATGGATCATCGCCGACGATAATATCCTTGCGACAAGTAGAGAACATTTCGCGAACGTAATGCAAATGCTCGCCGAACAACGAAACCCGGCGGTGTTCTCGGGAGGACTCGAATCCGCGCTCCTTACCCCGTGGCACGCAGGGTGTTTGCGGAAACTTCGCACCGAACGCCTGTACTTCGCCTATGACACACCAAACGACCTCGAACCCCTGCGCGCAGCCGGGAAAATGCTCCGCGAGGCGGGGTTCGATCCGTTCTCCCAAAAACTGCGCGCGTACGTGCTCTGTGGTTGGGGAAAAGGGGATCGTGGAAAATACTCCGAAGGCGATACGTTCGACGCCGCCGAGAAACGAATGAGAGAAACGATCGACGCCGGGTTCTTCCCGTACGCAATGCTTTGGCACGATAAAAACGGGAAGATGCCGACGTCTTGGCGAAAGTTCCAAAGCAAATGGGTGCCGCAGCAACGCGTGTCCACTCAGATCCCGCGACGCGACGGGACGCTCGCGAAAGAGCCGGAAGACGTAAACCTCCCGCTGTTCGGTCACTCGTATGGGTAAAAAAAGAGCCCCGGAAGCCTTAAAGGAATTTAATAAGTTCTTCGATAAGGCCGCGCCGAAATCAACGCGCAAAATCGTCAAAAGCGCGGTGCCGGATGAACTGTCCCTCTTTACCGACTTCAAGACCTACTGTCAGGAATTCCTATGGATAAGGAATAAACGCGGACAACTCGTTCCGTTTATCTTCACAACCCCGCAAAATAAACTCTCCGAACGACTCGACTACGAAACAAAACGAGGAAATACACGCCGATTAATCCTTAAGTACAGACGACCCGGAATCACAACGCTTATGCAAGCCAAATCGTTCTTCTTAACCGCGAATAACGAAAATATGCAGGCGGCAACGCTCGCGCATGATAACCAATCAACCGCGAAAATCTTCGAGATCGCGCTACTCTACTACAATAAGTTGATCCAATGGGCAAGACCGCTGCGCTCTACCGAAAACAAAAAGGAACTGAATTTCAAGGGCCTCGGATCAATCTTCTACATCGGAACCGCGGGCGCACAAGCGTTCGGACGCGGACAAACACTGCAACGAGTCCACGGATCGGAAGTCGCGTTCTGGCCTAAATCAACCGACGTCGCATCGTTGATCGCGGGACTCCTTGAGGCGTGCTCGCACGGCGAGGTCGACCTCGAAACAACCGCGAACGGCCACGGCAACTGGTTCCATAAAACGTGGACGGCGGCTAAAAACGGCGAAAACGAATGGGTGCCGATCTTCCTCGCGTGGAACGACGACCCGGAACTGTCTATCTATACGACCGCGAAATACGACGAGATGCAACTAACAACAAAAGAAGAAGAACTGATCAAAGCGTACACACTTAAACCATCCCAAATCCTCTGGCGTAGAAAAAAAATGCGCGAACTCTACGACCCGGACCGGGGAAACCTTATCTTCTATCAGGAATACCCGATCAACGACGTCGAGGCGTTTATTTCAACCGGAAGTTGCTTCTTCGACGCGGAACAAATAGCGCACCGCGCGTCCCTTATACAAAAACCGATACAATACGGAGACTTAAACCGCCTGAAAGTCTGGGAGGAACCGATCGTCTACCATTCGTACGCGATCGGCGCGGACGTCGGCGAGGGTGTCCCCGACGGCGACCGTACGTGCATCGTTGTGATCGATACGGATACGTGCAGGGAAGTCGCGTCGTGGACAGGAATCTGCTCGCCGGAAGACGCCGCAAGAAAATCGGCCGACCTCGGACTCCTCTACAACAAAGCGATGATCGCGCCCGAGGCAAATAACTACGGGCACTCGATGATCAATACCCTCTTAAACGATCTCTGCTACCCGCACCTTTACCAACACGCCGACTACATCCCGGTACGGACCGAATCGGGCGAAAACAAAACACCCAAGTACGGCTGGCAAACCAACGCGAAAACACGTCCAATCCTGATCACCGAGTTCCGCGAAGCAGTACAGGGCGGGTTCTATCAGCCAAACGACGCGGAACTCTTCTCGGAATGCATGACCTTTATCGACAACGGACATGGAAAATACGAACACTCCGCGGGAGCGTATGACGACCGTATCTTCGCACACGCGATCGTGTGGCAGGCGCGTAAAAAACAAATAGACTTGACATCTTTCGAGAAATTCGCGATTGATACTGGACATAGATCCATAGACGCCCAATGGGAGGTCTGATCAAATGGGGATAATGTCCTTTTTAAGGCAATCCTTCTACGAGCAAATCCCACCCCCAGACAATTTCAACGGTGAAGTCGCAAGGCAACTGGACGATATCTACCGACAATGGATGTACGCCCTCCGAAAATATAACCCCGACCTTCTCGCCGCGAAAAAAGGCGGACTGAAAATCTATAAGGATATGCGCGAAGACGATCAGGTGAAGGCGTGTCTCCAACTTAAAAAATCCGCCGTGATCACCCCCGGATGGGATATCGAGGGGGGAAACGAAGAACAGGTGGATTTCTTAAACTTCGTGTTCGACCAGATGGAAGGAACGATGGACGGATTCATCGTGTCGCTTCTGTCGGCCTTCGACTACGGATTCTCGCTGCACGAGAAAGTCTTCAACTACGTGGATCAAGGGACGTACAAGGGAAAGATAGGACTAAAAGCCCTTCGGCCGAAATCGCCGACACGAATCGATTTCGACACGGACGACTTCGGAAACCTGAAACCGGACGGCATAACACAACGGCAAAACTCCGGGACGTACCTTAGACTCCCGGTCGATAAATTCATCCTCTATACCTACCAGAAGGAATTTGACAACCTGTACGGCGAGTCGGACCTCAAATCGGCGTACCGGCCGTGGTTCGTCAAAACCAACGTGCTCAGGTATTGGGCGATCTATCTGGAACGATTCTCAATACCGATCGTAAAAGGCAAAACGACCTCCGGACGAGTGACCGACGCGCAACGCAACGATTACAAGAAACTTATGACCGCGATCCAAGCGGGAATGTCGATCCTCCTTCCAAACGATATGACGATGGACCTCCTCGAATCCTCTCGAACCGACCGGGGAGTGTTCAATCAGGCGATCGACGCGTTCAACGTCGCTATCGCACGGTCGATCCTGATCCCGCAGTTAATGGGACTCGTTCCTCAAGCCGGTGTCGGCTCCTACGGGAAATCGGAAACGGACCTTAAAGTGTTCGATTGGGTGCTCGGAGCGATCGGAAAAGAAATACAAGACGTTATTAACGAACAACTCGTCTGCCAGTTGATCGATATAAACTACGGGACCCAAGAATCCTATCCGAAATTCGAGATCAAACCGCTGAAACAAGAGGATAAAACCCGGATCGCCGCGGCGTGGGGCGAGGCAGTCGCGCGCGGAGCGGCAACGTCGACGATCGAAACGCAGAAATGGATACGCGAAATGCTCGACGCGCCGGAAATAACCCCGGACGAGGAAAAACAGATCGACAAGGAAACCGAACTTCTCTTAAATCCCCCGCAACCGGCAGGAGCAAGCGGACTCGCCGGTAAAAATCCGTCCGGCGGCAAAAACAAGATGGCGAACTCGCCGGGGAAAGCCAACCAGTACGCGCATCTATCCGGGCCGGAAGGAAGAATCGATTGGGATCTGTACGAGAAAGCGTTCGACGAAATAGAATGGGCAAGCAAAGACGAACTGTCAAAGACGTTCGCGGAAAATATCTACGCGCTCATAAAAGACGCAAAAAAAAAGCCCTGACCCCTGACCGAATCGTGCTCCCGAAAGCCGGGAGCATAAAGACCGCGGTTCAAAATATGCTCGATGGAGCGATCGACCTTGGAATCCGACACGCGGAAAACGAAATCGGTCTGCAACCGAAGACGTTCGCGCGTTCGGTCCGCCCGTTGATCGGGTCGATCAATACCGTGTTGGAAGAATACGCGCGGACACGGGCGTTCTGGATCACCGGAATCATTAAGCAGGATATCCTCGACCAAACGAAAGCGATGTTGTTTGCTTGGACGAAAACCCACCTCGAACCGTATCCGGACGATCAACTCGTCTCGGATATAACACTACTCTTGAAAGACTATCTCCCGATCGGCGTGAACGCGGCCGCGCGCGCGGAAACGATCGCTCGGACAAATATAAATGATATGTACAACTATACGAGAGTGCAGGTGCTTTCCGCTCCGGAACTCTCCGGGTTTGTCATGGCGTTCATGTACTCGGCGATCCTCGACGGACGGACGACCGAGATATGCAGAACCTTGAACGGACGGATCATGACAAAGGACGAGGTTCCGCGATGGCTACCGCCAAATCACTACAACTGCAGGTCGGTGATCGTGCCGGTAACGTCGATGGATCGGGGATGGGAAGCGGCGTACATGGCGCAACCGCCGATCCCCGCCGACGTATCTCCGCAGGAGGGGTTTTGATGGACGCACTTGACGAAGGATGCTATCTTTCGTCGACCGTAGAACCGGTTTTGCTAAGTTACGGCGGACTCGAAATAATGATCGATCCGCTTTGCTGTTTTGTTATTGAACAGGTATACAAAAGCGTAGATTCATATAAAGGCGAACTGAAAGTCGCAGTAGATATAGGAGCGCACGTCGGAGTGTTTACGATGTTCGCGGCGCAAAGAGGCGCACACGTTCATGCGTTCGAGCCTTGCGCTGAGAATTCCGTAATGTTTATGAGGAATATGGAGCATAACAAGGATTCCCTTCTTGGGAAAATATTCTTTTACCAGTTAGCCGTTACGGAAAAAACGGGGGATATCCTCGAACTTAAGGGAGGGAAAAACACCGGACAAAGATCTCTCCTGTATAACGACGACTACATCGTAGTCAATAAATGCCGGACCGTATCGTTAAAGCAAGTGATATCGGATGTGATGACGCATTACGGAAGGATAGATTACCTGAAGATGGACGTCGAGGGGTACGAATGGAAACTGATCGATACCGCTGACGAGGAACTGAAACGGATGATCGGACGGATCTCGCGTGTCGATATATCCGAGCATCCCTTAAACGACGAACACCATTTTACTCGCGGGCCGGATTTGGACTACGGGTCGAAAATGAACGACTTCCTCCTTGGCTGCGGATTAAAACAGTCCTCGATCGGACATGGGTGATAAATATATGTTGACGTATGATCCGCATTCGACGTACTCTCGCCTTTAAGGAAGGAGAAAGCCTATGACAACGGAAAAGGGAAAACAGTACGCGCAGAAACTTGTCGGTGTCGATATATTCCAAACCGGAAAATGGAACGGAGACCCGTACTCGACCGACGACCTCGATCAGATGGTGCTCGCGTTCGGATCTCTCCCGTATAAAGTGCCACTAAAATTCGGACACACGGAGGCCCAACGATGGTTCGGTCAGGAAGACGGTGCGCCTGCATTAGGATGGGTGGATTCGCTTCGAAGAGTCGGGCAAAAACTCGTCGCGGATATCGTCGGTGTACCAGACGCAATCGTCTCCTTGATCTCCCAAGGGAACTACAGGAACAAATCCGCGGAAATATACTGGAATTACGTCGATCCTGCGGGTAAACGCTGGCCGCGCGCGCTTAAGGCGGTATCCCTCTTGGGCGCAGATATACCCGCCGTAACGACTCTTGAGGATCTCGCAAGAGTCCTCATGTCCGACGAACAACGCGCCGTCGCTTATAGCGAGGGCGGGGAGGGCTGTCTGACAAAAGAGTACACACTCCCACAAGGAGGAAAAGAGATGTCCCAAGAAGAAATCAAGCGGTACACGGACGAGATCGAAGGCTTGAAAACCAAGGTAAAGGAGTTGACCGATAGTTTCGCGAAAACCAAGACCGATCTGGAGAAATCCCTGTCGGAAATGGAAGCGCGAGCGGTCAAGTCGGAATCGGAACTCGCGGGCAAAGACGAGAAACACGCCGTCGCGCAGTTCTCCGAGAAGGTCGAGTCGCTCGTAAAAGAAGGGAAAGTGCTCCCGGCGGAAAAAGACGACCTGATCCTTCAGTTCGTCGCGCTCGGATCGGGCACGAAGAAGTACGCGGACAAGGAATTCAACCCGCGGGAGTTGATCGTCAAGTCGCTCGAAGCACGCAAGAAACTCGTCAACTTCAGGGAAAACGGGTCAGGAGGGGAGACTTCCTCGGACGACGATCCGGTGTCCGTCAAGGTCGACAAGATGGCTCAGAAGATCGTCTTCGAAAAAAAGGTCACGTACACCGAGGCCCTCGCGTCGATCAAGACCGAGCATCCGGATGTGTGGGCCGAATATCTGAAAGGATAGGGAGGGAACCATGGGCGTTGACAATGCGGGTCTTGACTACACACTCGTTGCCGGGGCGGATCTGACAGCCTGCCAGTACACCGCCGTCACGTATGCGGGCGCGCTTTCCGTTGTTGGAGCGACGTTCGCAGGGATCATCCAGAACAAGGCGCAGACCGGGGAACATTTAACGGTCCGGATGCTCGGAATGTCCAAGTTCCGCGCGGGTCCGGCTGTCGCTGTCGGAGACTTGATCAAGCCGACGACCTCCGGCTACCTGATCACCTGCGCTTCGGGGTTCAACGCAGTCGGAGAATGCATCTTCGCCGCCGTTTCCGGAGGTCTCGGAACCGCCATTCTCCGCGGCAAGTATTACACAACGTCCTTGTAAGGGGGGGTAGATACCAACGATGCCAAACGAGAGAACAGTAATCTGGAAGAACTACGACGCCACGGGTCGGGATCTGCATGTCGATGTTCCCCTCTCGCAAGCAATCATCAACTATCGGACCCAAGGACTCGTCGCAACCGACGTCTTCCCGGTCATTCCGGTCGTAAAGCAAAGCAACATGATCCCCTTCATCCCGCTCGGCGAATTCCTGCGGTCGGAAATCGCGTATCGCGCCCCCGGAACGGAAGCGAACCGAGTGAAATTCTCGGTCGGAACACAGGCGTATTTCTGCAAGAACTACGCCTTGAAGTACCCCCTGACCGTGGAAGATCGCGAGAACTCTGACGAGATCTGGCAGGTTCGGCAGAACGGCGCGTACCTGATCACCGATCTCCTGAACATCCAAAAGGAACTGCGC